CACAACTTGGTCTGCAACTGTAGAGATTACAGTTACAGTAACTGATATCAAGGCTACCTCGGCAGAAGAAGCAGAAGATATCATTAGAGATAATATCGAAGTCAGCGGCTACGACTTAGATATTCATGACCAAAATGTAAGTGTAAGCGACATCGAAAGAGAGTAGGGCCTCTCTTAAAGAACCAGATAGTCGCTATCTAATGCATAGATGTTTGTTCATTTCTACTATGTGTTAGACTTGGGGATGGGTGGTCCCGCCATCTGCGAACACGGGACTCTAATTAACTAGGAGAGTAATGCCAACAGAAATCGAAAGAGATAGATACGGACGACCATTAATTATTCCACCCAAAGGTGGCAAAGCAATTGCTTATACTCGCGCAACCACCATTGCTAATAGTTTAGATGATGCCTCTGCATTAACAGCATGGAAAATGCGTATGGCTGCAATAGGTTTAACAAGCAGGCCAGATATATTATTAGCCATTGGTGTAGCAGGAGATAACAACAAGTTAGTCAACGCATACATTGAAGAAGCAATGGAAGTAGCAGGTGCTAGTAAAGCAGCAACAATCGGCACAGCAATCCATGCACTAACAGAAAAACTAGACTTAGGTTTAGAGTTAGGTGTATTCCCAGAACAATGGATGGGAGATATCAAAGCCTACGAACAAGCAACAAAGATTTTAACTAAAATTTACATTGAGCAATTCACAGTGCTAGACAAGTATAAAATTGCAGGCACACCAGATAGAGTTGTTGAATACAATGGTGAACGATTCATTGCAGACTTAAAGACAGGTCGTATTGACCACCCAAATAATATTTCTATGCAGTTAGCAATCTATGCAAACGGGTCCCCGTACATGCCTGACACGGGAACCCGTGGTAAGTGGGGCGACATCAACAAAGACAAGGCAATTATAATTCATGCCCCAGCAGGGACAGGAACTTGCAAACTAGTATGGGTTGACATCAAAGAAGGATGGAAAGGTGTACAGTTTGCAATGAAAGTAAGAAAGTGGCGAGACCAGAAGGGTCTTGCTACTCCATTTGAGCAAGGAGAAGATAGTGCCTAGCACAGAAGCACCCATCAGTATCACAGTTAAGACAGCAGCAGGTAGTTTGGTAACAGTCCGAGCAGAAAGCGGCGAGGAACTAGACCAAGTTGTTGCACTATCAGTACATGCAATCGCATCAGCAGCACAGGAACTGGAGTCGGCAGTGCGTGGTGCATCAGCACCAGCAATGTCAACACAGTCAGTAGCAGCAGCACTAGGTGGCAATATCATTGACACACTAGGGGGAACATCAGTTCCTGCCCAAGAATATACACAGCCAGCATCAGTACCAGTGTCAAACATTGGTGGTCGTGCATGCGCACACGGAAAGATGACAGCAATCCAAGGTATGGGTAAAGACGGAAAGCCATACAAGGGTTACTTCTGCGGTGCACCGAAGGGTGCATTCGACAAGTGTAAGAATCAATATGTTGTCATTCAATCACCAGAATGGAACACATTCGTACCAGAACAGATTAAGTGAAAACACTTAGACGCTCTATAAACAAAGCAGAGGTAGGCGGAGAACCACTCCCGCCTGCCTTTGCGGCGTTTGAAAGAGCAGGAATTATTCTGCGTAGAGCAGAGGTAACTGTAGTTGCAGGCACTCCAGGTGCAGGTAAGTCATCAGTTGCATTGGCTATTGCTGTGAAAACAAAACATCCTACACTTTACTTTTCAGCAGATACCAATGCACATACTATGGCTATGCGTTTGATTGCAATGACGGGCAAAATGCCCCAGTCAGCAGCAGAACTGTTACTTAAAAACAATCCAACAAAATCACATGAGATACTACAACTAAACAATCATTTGTTCTGGTCGTTTGAATCTAGCCCTACACTTAAAGACTTAGATGATGAAGTCTCAGCCTTTGAAACTGTATGGGGTAAGAGTCCAACGCTTATTGTTGTAGACAATCTTATGGATGTGGCAATGGATGGATATGATGAGTTCGGCGCAATGCGTGCAGTTATGAAAGAACTTAAGTACCTAGCCAGAGATACCAACGCAGCAGTATTAGTACTACACCATACCAAAGAAGGCTTTGATGGTTATCCATGTCAGCCACGCAGTGCAGTGCAAGGTATGGTCAATCAAATTCCAGCAATGGTTCTAACTATCGGACAGATGAAACAGGGCGAAGACACATACCTATGTGTAGCCCCAGTTAAGAATAGATATGGGCGAGCAGACCAAACAGGTAGTAACTATGTTACTCTCTCGTTTAATCCAGAGTCTATGTACTTAGAAGATGTAGCGGTTAGATACCAACAAGAAGGAATAATAGACTAATGAGTAGTGCAGCCAAGCGCAAGGGTACACAAGGCGGAGAAATCCCAGCAGTTAATTGGTTAAAAGAAAATGGTTTTCCATATGCGGAACGCAGAATTGCGGGCAGTCACCTAGACAAAGGCGACATAGCAGGAGTCAATGGAGTAACTATAGAAGTTAAGAACCATATTAAGTTAGACCTTAGCACTTGGGTTAAAGAACTAGAAATAGAAATGATTAACGACCAAGGTTGGACAGGTGTTGTCCTCCATAAGAAAAAAGGAACTAAGAATGTTGATGAATGGTATTGCACAATGCCAGCCAAAGTATGGCTGGATTTAGTTAAGCAGGCTATGCGTGGACGAGAAACATAATATTGCAGATTACTTAAGATACATCGGCGCAACCGTGCCACCAGAGGGCAACGGTTGGCGCAAAATTAAATGTCCATTCCACGATGATGGTCATGCATCAGCAGGTATAAACTTTGATGAAGGTAGATTCAAATGCCATGGCTGTGGTGTAAGTGGAGATGTATACGATTTAATTATAGAAAAAGAAGGAGGCACATATCGTGAGGCTATCAAATTCGCACAGGCAATTTCTCTTACAGGCAGCGAACCAGTACGCAAACCAAATACACTTAGCAGAAGAGTACCTAGCAACACGCAATCTCTCGGTAGACGAGGCTCGGAACTTCCACTTGGGGGTAGTAAAGGACGCTCTTCCAGGTCATGAGCAGTACTCAGATAGGTTAGTCATCCCATACATCACGCCCTCAGGCGTGGTAGATATCAGATTCAGGTCAATGAATGGGGCAGACCCAAAGTATATGGGCATGCCAGGTGCTAAGACCAGCATGTTCAATGCACAAGTAGTACTCACAGCATCAAATTACATCTGTGTTACTGAAGGTGAAATAGATTGTATTACCCTAAGTGTTAAGACTAAACATCCAGCCGTAGGTATTCCAGGTGCAAACAATTGGAAGCCATTCTATACAAGAATCCTAGATGATTTTGATACAGTAATTGTATTAGCAGATGGCGATGGCCCAGGGTTAGAGTTCGGTAAGAAAATAGGTAAAGAGTTAGGCAATGTAAATATAATTCAAATGCCAGAAGGCCACGATGTAAACAGTATCGTGCATAAAGAAGGAGTAGACTTTATCAATGAACGAATCGCCAAGTGCCTCAATGTCAAATGAAGATAATGTATGGAATTTTATTAAAGACCATCCACGGCTTATAGGTTTACCTATATCAGATAGGCAAGGGCTTGACTTACTCAATGCACTAGGTGATGTGGCAGATATGATTCCAAAAGACCCAGTAATGGCACATAAAATGCTGACCATGATAGCCACAGTTATAGTGGCATCAGTTACAGGCAATGGTAATGAGACCATTGAAGAACTATTAGTAGCGGAAGCAATGTACAACTTCGACACTGAAACTAAGGAGATACTCAGTGAAAGACCCGAATGACTTTGAGGATATTCTAAAAGAACTGCGTGTTATTATGATACGTAAACATGCAGACTATGGGCCGTTAAATATATCCAATGCCCCAGGCGGGGCAATGAATGGCTTGCTTGTCCGTATGCATGACAAGATGGAACGGTTAGAGAATCTTTACTATAAAAAAAACGACACGCCCAACTACGAATCTATACAGGATTCCCTCATTGACTTAGCAAACTATGCAATAATCGGACTATTGGTGCAAAGAGGACAGTGGGAAGGCATGAAATAATCTAATGTATTTAGATGACTACGAAACCATGGTAGCAGCCCTTGCTGTTGAGTACCACCGCAAGTACCCTATAACTGAGCAGTCAGATATAAAACAAGTACTGTGGTTGTGGTTTGTTTCTCATCCCCAAAAATACAAAGAGTGGTCAGAGTTAGAACAGAAAGATAAAGATAAGTTAATAGCCAGGTCTCTACGCAATGCAGCCATCAAGTACTGCGAAAAAGAAAAGGCTAGAAAGATTGGGTATGAAATACTTGACTTGTATTACTACAACCCATCAGTCATTGAGGCTTTCTTACCATCCATCATTGCAGAATCATATGAGATTCCAGTAGCAATTAAAGATTTAAACTACAAATTTTCTAAAGGTGAGAGCAACGATACTAATAACTGGCTAGTGCTGCGTTCAGATATAGCCACTGCTTACTACAGATTATCAGATGCAAAACAAAATGTGCTTCGTATTAAATACTCAGCAGAAAATGTTGAGTGGAGTGACTTAGCAGATGAACTATCTACCACAGCAGATGGTGCACGGATGAAAGTAAAGCGGGCAATCAGTAGTTTGATTAGGAACATCGGCGGGCAAAGGCCATACATTGAAGAAGATACTTTAGTAGAGGCAGATGATGACGAATCAGGAGAGTGATAATGTTAAAGAAATCAGAGAGTTATTACACCCAACGGATTACTCACACGCTATGGATTTGCGAGGAGAATCTATTGGAGATGTTTGCATATGTGGAGGGGATGTATTTCATGCGCTTGTTGCATTTGACGAGGGTGAGATATGCTTTTATTTCCTTGATGGAGAGTGCACTAACTGTGGGTCAATGGTCACACTCCCTTACCCAAAGAACGAGGACAATTACTAATGCCACTCTTTGATTTTAAATGTACTTGTTGTTCAGATGTAATCGAAGTAAATGAAAATATACCCCCAGCCTGCTCAACTTGTGGTGAAAGAATGCAGCGTATATGGTCAGCACCAGCAGTCAAGTTCAATGGTTCAGGCTTCTACTCAACAGGAGGATAGAATGGCAGCAAAAAAAGTAGGTAGGAATAAGTGGTTAACATTTGGTCGTAACTCAGGATTTGGGTTAGGCTTTAATGTATGTAAATATTATGTAAGTTTAGAACTTGGTTTTTGGTATTTAGCATTTGAGTTCTAATGGAGTATCCAGACTGGCAAGGCACACCTAATTGTAGAAGTGTAGACTCAGAGGAGTTCTTTGTACCAGAAGGTAGTTCTACATATAGAGATGTTAATAGGCTTAGTAAAATCTGTAACAACTGTGAAGTAAAACAACAGTGTTTAGATTACTCACTTAAGAATGGTGTATTTGGATACTGGGGTGGAACAACAGAGTTCCAACGCAAGGTACTAAGAAAGAAATTAAAGATTACGGTCAAGCCACTATACTTAGGATACCCATGAGCAAACTATCAGACTTTGATTTAGACTTAGCGGTTGGTCAAGCAGGAGAAGGATTAGTAGAACAACTACTAACAGGTGGTAGTACAGTAGAAGTAAAGACAGATTTGCAATGGAAAGATACTGGCAACCTATATATAGAAACAGTTTGCTGGTCACATAACAACGAGAATTGGTATCTATCAGGGTTGTCCAGCACTAAGGCTGCATACTGGGCATTCGTGTTGGAGGGGGCAACCTTGATAGTGCCAACGGAGGTATTAAAACAAGCAGTAACGGCACGGGGAAGAGCCATTACTTGCAACATACCTCCCAACCCTAGTAAGGGTTACCTTATTAAGGTTGAAGATATATTAAGTACGCTCAGTAAATGACAAAAGACCCCCAGTTCTGGTAGAGATACCAGTTCTGGGGGTTTCTTGTGTCTATGGGGCTGCTAGGCCCCTTAAATCATTACTTTGAACCACGTCCAAAGGATGTAGCAGATGGGTCTAGCCACTTAAGTAGTGGTCCAGCAAAGCCTGCAAGGGCTGCAGCGCCAAGAGTCTTAAGGTCTGTCTCACCAGCAAGATACAGTGCAATCGCAGCAGATGCTGCGGCACGGAACCATGTCAGTCCGAGTTGCTTAAATTGTTCCATTATTTCCTCCTATTATTGCTTTGCCCCGTGCACTTTGCAACAGGTACAAACTTCAGTCTTATATGCTTTCTTTGCAGGTACTGTAGTCAAACTAGCAATAACCTGATTAAGAGTCTTAGGTTGATTCAACCACCAAAACCATGGAGAAGTATCGGAACCCATAGTAGACTCAATAGAAATATGTAGATGCTTATTATGAGCATTAGTCCCAGTGTACCG